TATTTCGGCGGCTCAAAGTGATGCTGCTAAACTCGAAGTTGAGTTAGAAAAGGCTGAAATGAGTACTGAAGTAGACCTTTTAAAGATTAAATCTCAAGACGAGAAAGTTGATATTGATGCAGCCATAAAGGAACGTGGTCTGCAAGTACAAGAAATGCAAAAGAATTTGAGTGATGAGACACGTAAAAACTCAGGGCAAACCGAAGCCTCCGATTCGGGTAATTAATCGTGGAGACAACCATGGACGAAACAACAATTCCAGAAGGCACTGAAAATATACAAGACCAGGAGGTAACACAAGACGTTACTCCCGAGGAACAACCCAGTGCGGATAATGGACAACAGGCCGAACCGCAAGGAGAGGCCAACAAGGGATTTAGTGGAAAGATACCTTATGAGAGGTTTCAGCAAGTAAACACTCAAAAGAACACCTTGAAAACTGAAAATGAACAGTTGAAACAGGCGTTGCAAAGCCTAACTGGAGGCGAAAAACCCCAGGAGAGTGGACCGCAAGAACCTCAAAGAGAGCAGTTTCAGAGTGAAGCTGATTATTATCGGGCTTTAGGCGTGTGGGGTGGCCAACAAGGCTATCAACAGGCTAAACAGCAAGATTATCAGCAGACACAGGCACTTGAACAACAGAATGCCAAAAATAAAGCACAGGTTAATTACACGTCAAAGATGATGGAAGCAAAGGGAAAATACAACGATTTTGACGCTATTATATCCCAATGCACCGCTGATTTTACAGCGAACCCAGCTTTAGAAATGGCTATTATGTCTCATCCTCAAGCAGGGGATTTGGCCTATCAATTAGGATCCGATCCTCAAGAGGCGATGAGAATTTCCCAACTGCCAACTGAACAGGCTCTAATTGCTTTAGGTACTTTGACTGCCAAAATTCCGGGGTCAAACGGACAACCTATAAAAAAGTCTGGTATGCCAAAGCCCATTGAACCAGTGGGAACGGCTAAACCTACTGGAGCGAAGGACTATAGTGACGATATGACTCAAGAGGAGTTTGACGAAGCTTATCCTACGATCTGGTAATTATAAAGGAACAAAATGGCAAACACATTTAATGTCAGTACTTTAGTTAGTAAGCAGCTTGTCCAAAGCTTACACGCTAAGAGTAATCTTGTGCCTACCGTTAACAAAGCGTATAGCAAGGATTTTACTCAAAAGAAATACACCCCTGGAACAACTGTCACGATTAATATTGAGCATCAGCCCACTGTTACGTCAGGCAGAGTTGCAAATGTCCAGGACGTTCAAGATCGGACTACTTCTGTGACAATAGCGCAATATAACGCTGCTGAATCTTTTACGAGCATCGAAAGAGGTTATTCATTGGATGACCCTCAAGATGTTAGACGTTATGCTGACAAAATGGCTTTGCGTCTTATTCGTGAGATGGAAGTTACTGGCTTTCAGCAGTTTAGAGATTCCATTGGTCAGAACGTTGGTACACCTGGCGTTGATCCTGGAGCCTTGAGAACTTGGGCTGAAGGACGCGCAAAGATTACCGATGCTTTGGCCCCGCAACGTGACTATTATGCTGCTGCTAATCCTATGGCAATGGTAGCTCTTACAGATTCATTAAAGGGTGCTACTCAGCCTGGTGCAGAGATTTCGAATCAGTACCTTCGTGGTCGGATGAGAAAAGCCGCTGGGATGAACTTTTATGAATCTCAGAGTATTGCTAGGCAGACTGCCGGAACCACTACTGACTTCGCAGGTGCGATGGCTTCAACAGTTGCTACCGAGGGATCAACGACTCTTTCCGTCGATAACCTTGGCACTGGTACAATAACGGCTGGTACGAAGCTGACCGTTGCTGCTGTTAACGATGTTGACCCAGAAACGAAATCAACTCTTAGTTATGCTAAGCAGTTTACTGTTACCACAGACGCAACAATTGTGGGTAATGCAGCCACACTGACTGTCAGTCCTGCAATGTATAGTTCGGCCTCACCACATCAGAATATTGATGCTTTCCCTCAAGCTGCTGCTGTTGTTACCATAGTTAACAGTGGTTCTGCTTCAACCGTTGATGCGCAAAACGTGATTTATGACAGAGATGCCATAAGCCTTGTTTCCGTACCATTACCGGCTGCTAGGGGTGGTAAGCATCATAGTTTTGCTAACTATGAAGGTATTCAGATTCGTGTTGGTGTCGGTTCTTGGGATGCAGTAAACGACGACCAGATTCTCCGCGTTGATGCGGTATGGGGATGGACCACTCTTAGAGAGGACCACGCCTGTATAGTATGGGGGGATTAATATGAGCTTAACACTTGGTAACATCAAGGCAATGCAGAAGTTTACTTTTGGCACAGGTAAAACCTGGAGCCAGGTGACTGATGACACTGCTGCGGCACAGACAACCACTGTTAACGGGTTATCCACAGATGATATAGTTTTGGTGCAAAAGCCTACAGAACAGGCTAATCTGAGCTATAACGCTATGGGACTCGTAACAGCGGCGAATACCTTGTCTATTATCTTCATAGCTAATGGCGGTAATGTTACCCCTACGTCTGAAGAGGAATGGTCTGGTATTGTCTTCAAAGCCGAAGAACCAACCCCAACAGATGCAACAATTTAATTTAAAGGAGAACAAATAATGGCAGTACAACAATTATCAGATGGTTCACCGGATGGGACCCTTTTAGGCCGTAGTGATGACCTAATCGGTTTCTTCGGAGCAACCACTGTGGACAAAGCTGGAGCGACTGAAGATTTAAAAGATCTGCTGGTGGCTTACGGCCTTATGACAGATAGCGGCGCAACACCTCTTAACCTTGATGGTGGAGATATAACGTGTGACGGTATTACAGCAACCAGTCTTTCGGTTTCAGGTCTTGCCTCTTTTGCTAGTGACATTTCTATCACTGCAAGTGGTGACCTGACTGTGGATACAGTAACAGCAACTAGTTTGGCTATTTCTGGTCTTTCTACATTTAGCGGATCAGTGACTATGGGTGATAATGAAGACATCATTCTTCAAACTACCACTGGTACTATGATAGGTACAGCAACGGACCAGAAGCTTGGATTATGGGCTGCTACTCCTGTGGTCCAGCCTACTAATGCTGATCAGGCTGCTGTAACTGCGAGTGCTGGCACAACCAGCAACTCCGCTTATGTTGCAAGTTTACAATCTCTCGCAACAGCTAATAAAACCCTTGTAAACCGACTTCGTACGGATTTGGTTGCTGTAGGTGTAATAAAAGGCTCGTAGTGAAGATTAATCATGATATTGGTAAGGGCGGGGGTCAAACCCCGTCTAAACCTTTTAAAGATGTAAAACTTTTGATTGGTATACCCACCAGGACCAACACTTGTTTTATTGATTTTGCCACTAGTTTGGCTGTAACGATGAGTACGATAGTACAGAATGGTGGGACTGTGGGAGTGAGGAAATCACAAAACGATTGCTTTGTGGAGGTGGCAAGGAACCACCTAGTAAACTTTTTTATGCAGACAGATTATACTCATTTAATGATGATTGACGATGATATGAGTTGGAACCCCATGTCAATTGAAAAGATGATTTTAGCTGATAAAGAGTTCATTTCAGGTACCGGACCCATGAAAGGGGACGACATTAAGTTTGCTTTCAATAGTGATGATGCTAAGGAGCATCCTGATGGGCTTTGGGAACTTAAAAGCGTGGGGGCGGCATTTTCTTTGTTCAAGCGAAGTGTGTTCGAGAAAATGAAAGCCGCTTATCCAGAAATGTACAGTGATTTTTATAAGGGATATGGTTTTTTCAGGATGGAAGTGAACAAAGAACATCTCATTACTGAAGATTATTCCTTTTGTCTTAAATGGAGTGCTATTGGCGGAAAATGCTGGTGCTTTCCCGATATTGATTTTGGGCATTTAGGTCACAAAGTTTATGAAGGTAATTTTTACAAAAAATTGAAAGGTATTGCTGCATGAATATTATTGAGAGAATGAAGGCTTTTAGTATTTATTTTGCTACACCTACCATAGACGGTAAGGTAGGGGCGCATTATCTCAAAAATATGCTTTATACGCAGAAACTATTAAATAAAAACGGAATACACAGCGATGTAAGTCTAGTCCAAAGGGATGTTTATGTTCAACGAGCCAGAAATGAGCTTGCCGCTGATTTTCTAGAATCTGGTTACACCCATTTATTCTTTATTGATGCAGATATGGGTTGGGAACCAAAGAAAATAATCAAGATGTTAGCCAGGGATAAGGATGTGTTGTTTGGAGCTTATATCCATAAAAGTAAAAATGGAAAATATGTTCATCAAGTGGAGAAGAATGGTAGTGAAAAGTTGATTACACATGATGGTTTAGTAAAATGTGTCTCTGGACCCACTGGCTTGATGTGTATTAAACGAAATGTTTTTGAAACTATGATAAGTGAACATCCTGAAATGATGTATTTTGATGCTACAGGTAAGAAACAATATGATTTTTTTAGCTGTTCAGTTAAAAATATCAATGGAACGCCTTTATGGTTTGGAGAGGATATTGATTTTTGTCAAAAATGGCGGGACATGGATGGAGAAATATGGTGTGAGCCAGATATTACAGTTAATCATGAAGGTATGAATATCTGGAAGTGTAATTATTTTGAAGATTTGAAAAAGGTTAATTCGTCTAATAATTCTTGGGCTTCACAAAAAGAATCTGAAAACGTATTAGCAAGAATGAAAAAGAAAGCGATTCAATATTAAAGGAGGTAATATGCCTATTACATTAAATATAAAAAAACAGGGTGGCGGTATGACTATGCATATTGGAGACCCGAACGACAAAAGAGGAGTGTTCACTCCTAAAGGACAGAAGAAACCAGATAATATCAAGATACCTAAGAAAAAAGGCAAATAATGGCTGATTTTCCACGTATTGTATATAAAGGCGGAATTTTAAATCCTAATCCAGCGTATTACAAGTCTGTTGCTAATGCAGAGGAGATGATTGCGGTAACATCTGAGGGTTTTTGGGCACATACCATTGAAAAGCCGGAAGATACTGTAAACCTTCCTTTTGTCGCTCCATATATTGCAACAAAAAAGGCAGAAAAAAAGCTTGAGGAAATTCATGATAAGGCGGTTCAAAATGCTCTTTCTGATTCTGAAGTAACAAATTACGAGCCAGATGTGATAGAACCAGATGACGCTGTGTCTGAAATAGCACAACAATATAAAAGTACTACTGGTTTGGATGCTATACAGACAAAAGGACGCTGGAAAGGTAATGAAACTAAAGCTTTTATAGAGTGGAAGAAAATGCACAACAAGGAGTAAACAATGGCAACAGAGGCATTTACGCCGACAATAGATGCAACAACCAATCTGCAAACATGTATCCAGCTTACTACTGGAGCGGCGACAGCTAATACAAGGCTACCGTGTAGGCAGTTTTTGATAAAAAGTCTTACGAATCCTTGTTATATCCGTTTGGGCCCGTCTGACGTGACGGTGAGTGCTGTAAATGGGTATTACATGGCTGTTGGCGACGAGGAGCGGTTTCAAATTTCCAAGGGGGTAACTCATATTGCCTATCTCCAGGTCACTGGTGCTGGTGCGTTGTCAGTTTGCCCTCTTGAATCGGATTAAGGAGAAATTATGGCGACAAAAGCATTTACACCATACATTGACGATGATAATGTATTTACAGGTGTACAGGCTACAATCACCGGGACCAGTTCGGCAACACGCTTGCCGGGTAGGCAGGTAAAAATAAAATGCCTTACACAGCCCGTTTATATCCGTTTGGGCCCAGCCTCTGGTGCATGTACTACAGCTAATGGATATTACATGGCTGTGGGTGATTCTGTGCGATGGCAAACGTCAAAAGGGGCTACACATATCCTTGCTATTAGAGCAACAGGATCAAATGGTGTTATATCTATCCTGCCTGGGAGTTCTGACTGATGGCAACCGGACAGAGCATCGTAGAAGATGCATTGCTGGATATTGGCGTGGGCTCTCCTGGTGAAGCTGTTGAGCAGAGCCTATTAAATCATGGTCTAAGAGTGTTAAATAGGATGTGGTCTAGCTGGTCGGCGGAGATAGCTCCAATTTATTCGAGTACATTTGAAAGTCTAACATGGACAGCAGATAGCCAGAGTATGACAATTGGATCTGGTGGCGATCTTGATACGGCTAGGCCAATTGAGATAACTGGCATACAAACTCGCAAGGACACTCTTGATTATACTCTTAATCAAATCACCTTGGAGCAGTATCAAACTACTGTTTTAAAAACAGTTAGCACTGATTATCCTGAAGTCTATGCTTATCAGAAGGATTATACTTTAGGGAGAATTTATATATATCCGGTACCTTCAAGTAATATTGATATAAGAATAACCTCTAAAAAAGCTTTGACAGCTTTTACTATGTCAGGTACGATTTCGTTGCCTGATGGATATGAATTAGCAGTGCAAAAGAATCTAACAATCCTGTTAGCTCCAGCCTATGGTAAATCGGTTCGCTCAGAAGTTATTGAGCAAGCTTTTAAAGCCAAAGCGGCTATTATGTCGGTAAATTCAAATGATGGGGAAATATGGCCCGATTATTTGCTGCCTGGATTCGACACCCAGGAAAATATAGATATCCTTACAAATGGCTAGAATAGTCGTGCCTGTGGTTGGTGGATCATATAAACATGATACATTACCCTTTGACGCACAAGAAACCGTTAATCTGTTCCCGGAACGGGGGGGACGCCAAAGCAAGTCAACTGCGATACTTAGGCGTACACCTGGATTGTCTTTATTCGCCACTATAAGCACACAGACTGGTCCTGTTAGAGGTATGTACACAACTAGTGGCGATAGATTCTTTGTGGTTAGAGGAACGCAGTTATATGAGTTTAACGTTGCCGGAACTGAAACTATTAGGGGAACTATCAACTCTGGCACAGACAGAGTGCAGATGACTGATAACGGGTTAGAGCTTGGTATTGCCGATGGAACAAATATATGGAGCTATGCGCTATCCACTAATACTTTGAGTGAGGTGACGGACACTGATGCCCCTGACACAACACCGTCGCTTGAGTTTATTGATGGTTATATATTTGGTTTTGACCCTGACGCATCTCAAATTGGCAGTTTTGCCCATTCGGATCTTAATGACCTTACTACGTGGAACTCTATAGATGTTTATACCGCCGAAAGCTCTCCTGATAAAATTGTAGCTCTCAAAGCTCTTAATGGCCAATTGTGGCTTTTTGGTTCTAAAGGCTATGAAGTATGGTATAATGCTGGTGGTGATAATGTCTCATCGGCTACGTGGGCAAGAGTACCGGGTACTTTTACACAAATAGGATGTGCTGCTGCTAATTCAGTAGCGGTTATTAGGGGTCATATATTTTGGCTGGGCTCAAGTAAAGATGGCGCTAATATTGTATGGGTTTCTGACGGCTATAACGCTAGAAGAATATCTACTCGTGCTCTAGAAAGCACAATATCTGGTTATGATTCAATTGATGCTGCTTGGGGATTTACTTATGAATATTTAGGTCATCATTTTTATGTGTTAACTTTCCAAGAAGGCAATGATACTTTTGTATACGATATAACAGAAAACGAATGGCACAACTGGCGTTATAGAAATCCAACAACGGGAGAACAAGGCAGACATCGGGCTGTAAATCATGCATATTTCGAAAGAAAGAATTTAGTTGGTGATTATACGAACGGAAATATATACGAATTAAGTCAAACTACATATACTGATAATGGCGATCCCATTGTGTGGGAAAGATATTTTTCTCATTTTGAGAATGTTAAACAGCGTATCAGTTGGTATATGTTGCAATTAGACATGCTTACTGGTTCAGCCTTATTAGATACTGCGTCTTATCCTGATGGCGTAAGTGTTAATTCATTAACTAGGTCGGCGGGAACTGTAACAGTGGTTACGGCTAGTGCGCATGGATTCACCACTGGTGACGAAATCACTATATCAGGGGCTACGCCTGATAATTACAATGGTAATCATACTATAACGGTGTCAAACAGCGTCACCTTTACTTTTATTACAACCAATCCCGTTCCCGCTGTAGGGGCTATTACAACTGCTGTGGGAGATGCTACAGTAACGGGTGTCAATACGACATTTTCCAGTGACCCGAATATAGTAGTAGGGACGCAGATAAATTGGGTAGACGACTCTTCTATCAATAAATTCGGAGATGTGTTATCTATTACAAGCGATACTGAGTTGGAGTTAACCACAAACGCAAGTTCTGTCGCTACAGGTGCGGCATTTACTTACAATAATTTAGTAACGGCTACAGGGACTATTACAGCAAGCGATCAATCTACACAAGGCAGTGATCCATTGGTACAACTACGATGGAGTGATGATGGTGGACGCACTTATGGCAAATGGCATGAGATGAGCGTCGGGTTAAGGGGTAAGTATGATACTAGGGTCATCAAAAGAATGTTAGGACAAAGCAGGGGTAGGGTATATCACGTCAGAAGCTCTGAGCCTATTGCTATGTCTCTACAAGACTCCTGCGTGGCTGACATAGAGGCAAGCGATGACTAGTGAGCCTCCCTTTAAAGATCCTCCCATAACCATCGGGAATGACCAGCGTTCTAGCTGGAATCGTCCTTGGTGGATGTGGTTTACCAGCGTGTATCAAGATTTAAAAGAAGCTAATGTAGCGAATCTTGATGCTTCGAGGCTTGTTGCGACTGACGCGTCAAAGACAATGGTTAGTGTCGATGACTTGACAGATTGGGTGGCGGGCACTACAAATCAGATTACCGTAACTGATGATACCGATGGGACTATTACGCTGTCCACACCACAAGACATTCATACAGGAGCTAGCCCTACATTCGCTGGTTTGACCGTTGTTAACGCAGTTGATGAGTTTTCAACTGATGGGACGCTGGCTGGAGACAGTGATACAGCATTACCCACTGAAAAAGCGGTTAAAACATATGTGGATGCTCAGGTTACTGCGCAGGATTTGGATTTCGCTGGTGATAGTGGAACGGGAAGTGTTGATTTAGATAGTCAGACATTTACATTATCTGGAACAGCTAATGAAATAGAAACTTCAGCTTCATCACAAACGATTACTATAGGCTTGCCTAATGATGTCTCAATATCCAATGATTTGACGGTTGGTGACGATATAATTGTTACCAATGATATTGATGTCGGAAATGATTTGAGAGTTGGTGACGATATAATTGTTACCGAAAATGTAGACATTGGGGGCCGACTTATTGTTGATGGATTCGCTAAAGTCGGAGGGGAATTGAAAGTGGAAGATCATACATATTTAGTAGCAGATAAAAAACTTTACTTTGACTGGGATGGAAATTAAAATGGCTTTTGAGAAATACATATTACCGGATAATGAAGATACGCCTAAAATGGCGGTACATCTGTTTAGAGGGATTGTCCAAGAGTATATAGACGGACAAAAGACTAAAACAGAATGTCTGGAAGGCATTGAAGAGGATTTAGGCGTGGAACTCACTAATGACGAAAAGAGTGATTTGAATGCTTTAATGGTTGCTATTGATGGTGAGGGTACTGTACCTGAAAAGATGGCGATAGCCGATGATACTTATCGTGTATGCGTTATCGCAGAAAGTGGATTAAGCTGGTATGACACCAAAGCTAAGCTTAAAGCAAGGTTGAGTTGGATATAGAATGACGGGTATACAGGTAGCTCAAGGTGTATTCGACGTAAACGCTGCTACCGGTTTACAGTCTATTACTGGTGTAGGGTTTAAACCTACAGCCGTTTTATTAATGGGAAACACCAAAACGAATGAAACTAGTTCTACTAGAGCTAGATATTTGTATGGTGCGGGTACATCCTCTTCGGAGATGTGGTACGTGTACGGTGATAACAGCAACGGAGTAGGAACATCAGATGTGTATGGTGAATGGGGGACTGATAGAATTGGTTTCGCGTCAAATACGAGCGGCAGCCCAAATTGGGAAATTGCTTTAGATAGTATGGATTCAGACGGTTTTACTATTGATGTGATTGATGGCGCTGCTTTTGGTGCCTATGTTAGCTATCTGGCAATTGGTGGAGATGCGCGAGTTAAAGTAGGCAATTTCGCTGTGCAGACAGCTACAGCTAGTCAATCTGTGACGGGTGTTGGCTTTAATCCGACAGGGCTTCTGTTATTCTCTAATTGTCAAACCGAAGGTGCTGGTGTTGGTGCCAAAAATTGGCAGATGATGACAGGCATGTCAGATGGCACGAATGAATGCTATCAAGTGCAGATGTCAAATGAAGGCGTGGGTACATCTGAGGCTCATCGGTATATAAATAATGACCGGATAATGGTGGCTTTAGATCATGGCTCCAATCCTACCACGATAGATGGCGAATCAACATTGGCTAGCTTTGATTCAGACGGTTTTACACTATCCCATCCTAATCAATATAGTAACGCCATTAATGTAATGTACGTGGCTATAGGGAGTGCCGCTGTTGGAGTGGGTCAGTTAAACACACTTGCAGGAACAGGAACAATAAGCGCGACAGGATTGAAATTACTCCCTAAAGCAGTATACATGTTTAGCGCTAATACTGGGACGTTATCAGGCAATGAAATACAACATGTCAATACTAGTCTGGGGTGGGGGGTAAGTGCCTCAAGTCGCTACACATTCCAACTGCATGATGAGGATGGGCAGGGGACTATAGATAACCGTAGGATACAAGATTTCTCGCTTATATATTTTAACCGGGATGTGGCTGACAATATAAAGGGTCAAGCTGATTTAGTTAGCTTTGAGGCTGGTGGCTTTACTCTTAATCAGACTAATGCCGATGACGCACCGGTCACTTTGTGCTTTTTTACTATTGGGGATATATCGCAAACGTATATCACATATAGCAGTACCGATGAGAGATTGGAAAATTACACCCAATCACAATTAACGCAACATGCAACATATGATAAAGTAACATTCCCTGTGGATGTTGAGGGTTCACTTGAAATAAAGGCCATTGGTAATGTAAATACAGAGAGTACATATCAAATAGACGGTAATACTGTGCTAGATATAAGTGCCACAGATAATATAATGTGTGGGACAACACTTGACGCTGGGACGGGCGCTCGAAACTATTTATTTGGTGATACTCTTGGGAAATCCGATAGTACGGGGGGGGAAAACGTATATATAGGGAGCAATATCGCTACGGCAGCAACAACCTCTTACGAGAACTTTTTCGGTGGCACTGAAAGCGGCATGTCCATAACCAGTGGTGGCCAAAATGTAGGGATTGGGTATAGAAATTTATACCTATTAACGGAAAGCGTGCAAAATGTAGGCATAGGTAGAGAAAATTTACGAGATATCACGACAGGCTCAAATACAAATGTGGCTATCGGTTATCGTAACATGTATTTATCTGTCGGCGGTGTTGTTGACGACAATATAGCCATAGGTAATCAAAATCTGATAGTGTGCGAGGGAAACAACAATATTGCCATCGGCCAATTATGTATGACATCTTTGACGGGTGGCAGGCGTAACATAGCGCTTGGTACATCGACACTAATCTCTAATCTCACCGGTCAATATATGTTAGCCGTTGGGTATGGAGCTTTTCCAAATGCGCTAGGCGACAATTGTTCAGCTCTTGGTGCATTTGCGGGGCAACTGCTAAAGACAGGAGACAATGTGACGCTTGTTGGGTACGCTGCTGGCCAAGGCGAAAGCCTGTTTGATGCAAGCGATTTTATAGTTATAGGGGATCGCATTGCTTCTGCAAATTGGGACCCAGAATCATACAGGATTTATATAGACTCAAACGCAACTAACCCAGCAACATTAATCTACGGCGAGACGGATAATGAGTTGATAAGGATACATGGTGATTTGGATGTTGCAGATTATGCAGACGTTGGCTCTGAGAGTCTGGATGAAACGGATTTTGCAACACACGCTAAATGGGACACAACAGGCGATTTTGATGACACTGGGGGAAATGCTACATATATACACTCTGGGGGAGCAGGAACGCTAACGCAGACGTCTGCAAATATGTTAATCGCTGGTGTAGCAAGTGAGCTATATGCTTTCACTTATACGATTAGCGGATATACCAATGCAGATCAAGCGTCTTTACCTAGTCACACCATAACCACAGCCTTTGCAGCATCAGCCACAAAAATACCGCTATCAAACGGAACGCATACTGTAGTTTTCAGAGCGGCAGCAGCACCAGGTGACTTTGTTATATCTGTCACATCAAACAACACATGTGATTTTACTATGGATGATGTGAGTTTGAAACGCATCAATGGCGGTGATTTGAACGTGTATGGTCATGTTGGAGTGGGAACAGTACCAACAGCAGCAGTAAATATTAAAGCTGATATGGTGACATCAGATACGACACAAAACATTATCGGTATAGAATCTAATTTGGCGATGGATACTGCTTCAGCGTTTCAGCATTTAGCCACACAGTTTAATTTTGACTTGGATCATGCTGCTGGAGCTACGGCATTGGCTGCTGGTTTTTTCGGTGGCGGCAATATAAACGGTGCTGGAAACGTAACTACTGTTGGTGGTGTCGTTGGGCAGTTAATATGGCTGGATACTGCTGGGACATCTACTGCCACTAATGCACTCTCGCTTTGGGGTATAATGGATGTTGAGGATGGAACAGCAACAAACGCGGTAACAGTGTATGCTCCAGAACCGGTAGTTGACACGGGCACCATAACCAACAATTTCGCTGGGTTGTTTGGTGGGGATGTGGCTATTTATACTAACAAGAAACTATATCTTGAAGCAAGTGCTTTTACAGCAGGCGACACGTATTTAACATTTAATGCTGGGGTGTTGGACATCTATGTGGACGCTGCGAACATAACTAGACAGACTAGTGCGATATTCCAAGTAGGGGCTACAGGTGCAGGAACTAAAACATTTTCCGTCAACACTGGAACACCTTTAATAAGCCATTACGCTAATACCAGTTTATTACTGGATGGTGTGGTGTTGAATTTTGGTGTAGATAGCGAAATCAATTTAACACACCAGCACAATGTCGGACTTTTGTATAATGCATCAGCGAAATTTTTATTTCGGGATACGGCAATAGGAATATATTCACAAGCTGATACATTTCTGGATGTGTTTGCTGATGGGGCTGTGAGAATAGGGGATAGTTCTGCTGGTGCTCCTACGAATTACGTAGAGATAGAGTCGGATGGTGATGTTAATTTTGTTGCTGGGGCAGGTTTGCAGTTCGGGGAAATATGGTATCACGGTGCAGGTGATGATTTGGCTTTAGC